AGTCGATCGCGTTGCACTGGTAGTACAGGTGCGCCGGGTTGCCCGCGAGATAGCCCTGCGAGGTGTTGATAATCTCGCCGCCGAACGTGCGCCGGAACGAGTTTTTCGATCCGAGGGTGATCACGATCGACGCGCCGAGTTGCGGTGGTGTGCCGCGCGCGGTGAATTGACACGTGTCGGGCATATCGTCGAGCGCGTCGTGCACGCTGAGATCGGCGATCAGGATCTTGTTGTTCGGATCCGGGTGCCCGGTGCCGTAGTGCACGCCGTTGATCGCGATGAACGGCAGCATCGACATATAGCCCGAGCGCGTCGCCGCCGAGCGGGCGACGGCGCTTTGCGCGTACATGAACGAGGGATCGGATCCGGAGATCGCCATCACGCGGCCGGGAGCGAGTAGCCGAGACTTTTCAGGGTTTGCGTCATGGCCTGCGAGACGGCGGCGGCGATCGACTGCGAGGTGCCGAGCGTCGAGCCTTGCACGTTCACCGTCGTATTCACGTTCGTGCCGGTGCCCGCGCTCGCGCCCGCCGCCATGGCCGCCGGTGTGAGGCCGCCGCCGATCGAGTACCCCCGATTCGCCATCGCTTGCTCGATCGCCATCTGGTACTGGTTCATAAGATCGACGTTGGTAGTCCCTTGCGCGATCATCTGCCCGAGGCTCGACGCGTTCACCTCGGCGAGCGCGGCTTTCATGGCGGCCTGTTCGTCGGCGTCGCCCGCTTTGAAGGTGCCGCCCGCGTTGCGCGCGTTCGAGGTTTTGTTGAGCGCGGCGATCGTGCGCGCGGCGGCGTCCTCCTCGGCTTTCGCTTTGGCGTCGGCGTCGGCGATGATCTGTTCGGCCGCCTTGTTCGCGAGATCGAGATCGGTACCGCGTTCGAGCGCGGTTTTCCGGATCGCGTCGGCCTCATAGAACGCGTTCTGCCGAATGTCGCTGCCACTCTGGATAATTTTTTCGTAGTCCTCGTCATTCTGTTTTTGGTTTTTCTGTTGCTGATCGACGAGATCCTTGTTCGCCTGAATGAGCCCTTTGACGGTTTCGATCTGGAGGCCGTTCGCCGTCGCCACGTCTTTTGCGGAGTTGCCGAGCGACACTTGATAGAGGATCGTGTCTTTCAGTACGGGCGAGAGCGCCTCGGCGGCGGCTTTCCAATCGATGTACGAGTTGTTGATCGCGTCGGTGGCCTTCTGCCATTCGTTCGTGTACTTCGTGCCGTCCTGAATCTGCGCTTTGAGCGCGTTGACTTGCCCGGCGGCGATGCCATATTTCGTCGCCACGTCGGCGACGGCGGCCCCGGCGGCGAGTTCGGCGGTAGCCTCTTGCCGCACGATCGGCGCGAGCGACGAGAGCGACGCGGCCCAATCGGTTGTCGCGGTGATGATGTTATCGATCGCCGTCTGATACGTTTTCGTCGACGCGAGATCGTTTTGGAGCGCCTTAACTTGTACGTCGGTGATCCCGAGCCGCTCCGCCACGTCGGCGGCGCTCACGCCGAGTTTCAGTAACGCCTCGCCATCTTTGACGGTTTGATCGTCCATGTCGCGCAAGGTGTCGATCAGGTTGGCGCTCGCGTCGTCGATCCGCCCGAGCGTCGCGAGCCAGTCATCGTTCGCCTTTTTGGTGGCGGCGAGTTGCGCGTTCATGTCGGCGGTGGCGGCGGCGATCTGCGAGATCGAATCGGCGGAGGCTTTGAGCGGCGCGGCCTGCGGGAACTTCGGCGGATCGGGGATCGCTTTGATCGTCGCGATGTAATCGAGCATCGCGGTGTCGAGGCCGACGTACTCGGCGATCATGTTGGCCGAAATGTTTTTGAAATCGGTGTACCACTTGTTCCACGTCACCGAGGCCTGATCGAGGGCGAGCACGGTACTGCCGCTCATTTGCACCGTCGACGTGCCGATCGTGTCGATGTCGGCTTTGAGCGCGGGCGTGAGTTGCTTAAACGAGTTCCCGAACAACGCGCGCGCCTCGGCGTTTTTGCTTTCCGCGTCGCCCATCTTGTCAATCCCGGCGGCGATCTGCGTGAAGTCTTGGTACATCGTGTTGTTTTTGAAATCGTCCACCGAGATGTGGAGCTTGGCGAGCGCGCCGATTGTGCCCGCGTCGCCCTCGCCGATTTTTTCGCTCAGACGTTGCATGGCGTTGGTGATGGTGTCGATCGGCACACCCGTTGCGCCCGCGATCGCCTGAAACTTCTGCACCTCCGAGGTTGTCGTTTGCAGGCGTTCGCTCAGGTTGGTGATCTCACTCGCGCCCGAGGCCAGCGCCTTGACGAACGCGCCGAACGAGGCGATCGAGGTGCCGATGCCGAGCGCGCCGAGCACGGTGTCGAGGCCGCCGAGCGCCGAGGACCACTCACTCGTCGCGCTCGTGTTTTCTTTGGTGGCGTCGGCGAGCTTTTGCAACCCGGCGGGCACGTCGGAACCCATCGCTTTGAGTTTCTCGACGGCCTCGTTGGTTTTGTTGCCGACTTCTTCGAGCTCGTCGCCCGTCAACGCCGCCGTGCCGCCGATCTTCTCGATCGCGATCGTCATCAGCGACGCCTCTTGGATCAACTCACGGCCCGAGAACTTATCGGCCATGTCGTTGAGGTGTTGCTGCACTTGATCGGCACCCTTGCCCATGTCGGCCATGGAGAATTGCGCCGCGTTGATCGCCGCGATGAACGAGGAAAAATCCGCCTCGAATCTAGCTGTTGGCATCGGGCCCTCGCGCGGTGGCGTCGTTCAAATAGTCGACGAGCTCCCGGTACAGATACGCGGGCAACGCGAGCAAGTCGTCGTACGTCCAGTGCATCAGGCGACAGATTGCAAAGTCGGATCGGATCGCGTCGCGCCACTCGTACGCGTTTTTTTTTGCGCCTCGCGTTCGGCCTCGACGGCGGCTTCGTGCGCGTCGATCGCCTCGCGGATCTCGCGCGTGGTGTCGGTGTCGAGATCGTCGAGCGCGTCGGCGGTGAGCGGCAACGGCCGCCCGGCCGGATCGATCAAGCTCCACGCCACGATGTACGCGAGCGCGCGCGCGGGCGAGACTTTCGACACGTCGACGACGGTGCCATTGGTTCGCATCGCGGCAAACATGCGCCGTTGCTCGCCCGTCGTGAGCTCGTGTTTCACGTCGAGCCACTCGTCCTCGGTGAGCGGGAGTCGATCGATTTGCGGGATCACTAATCGGCAACGCGGCATAGCGGCTCCTCATTTACGGATCGAGTTCGGCGGTGAGTTGGGTACCGTCGACGCGCACACTCCGGATCGCCCATCGGCACGGCGGCCCGCCGGGCATGTCGAGCTCGAACACGAGCGGCGCTTGCGCGAGCCGGTACGGGTTCAAGGCGACAATGTGCGCCGTGAGGACGAGCCGTTTTGCCGGTGGCGCGCTCCGCGTGATCGTGAACGCGCCGAGCGACGCGGCGAGGTGGTACGACCACCGCACCGCGCCCTTGGCCCCGTTGACGGATCCCACGCGCGCCCGCTACGCGGCGCGTTGCTGCGGTGGCGCTTCCGGCGCTTTGAACACGCCCGGATCAACGGGTGCCATCGTCCACGGCCCGGCGGCAACCCAATTGCCGGTGACGGCTACGGGCCCGGTGGCGGGCACGTCGATCGACGCGTCGAGGTAGGCGTCGCCGCTCCACAAAAACGTCGGCGCCGAGGCGTCCGGGATGAGGGTGAGGGTGACGGGCGCTTCGCCCATCGCGATATCAAAGATCGTGCGATCGGCCGAATCGTAGAAGCCGCCGATCGCGCCTTTGATGTCGGGCAAGCCGACAACGTATGTCATGTTCGTGTCGCCAAAGCTCGTCACGTCGGCTTTGTTGCGCGCCTGCGACATGCTCCACTTGTTGAGCGATCCGAGGACTTTCGGCGTGCCCGGTGCCGTGGGATCGTCGATCGAAACCTGCCCGCGCGATCCATAGATACGCATGATCGTTTACCCCTTTTCCGACGTGCGCCGGGCCCCGCCCGGAGTGTCAAGCGCGGCGGCCTGCACGATGTAATGCGCGCCGCGATGTTGCCAACGTACCGACGTGTTCGCGGCGTCGGGTTCGTTGTAGTGAATGAGGTTCCCGACGCGTTGTGTTCGCATCCACACGTAGCCGGTGATCGCGAGCGGTACGTCTTGCAATAAGTCGTAGATCCGCTTGGCGGCTTGCGCGACGGCGAGCCCGGAGGTGTTCAAGGCAACGGCCTTGATCTGGTAGCGGATCCACTCCCACGCGGGCGATCCGAACTGGTACTCGTCGCCGCTCCCGAACACGTCGACGCGGACGAACCGTTGCGCGCCTTGCGCCGTCGACGTGCCGAAGTACACGCCGTCGGGCATCAGCGCCGCGAGCGTCGCGTCGTTGATCAACGCCGACACGAGGGCGGCATCGATCGCGGCGGAGTCAGTTGTCGTCGAAGGCACCCGTCACCTCGAATCCCTTACTCGCCACCATCGCGGCGAGCTCGGCGTTCATCGCTTGCCGGTGCGACTCGGCGATCGCGAGCAGACTTTGCGATCGGTGCGCCGGTGCCGCGCCTCGGTTCCACCCTTTTTGCGTGGTGCGGTTCTCGGTGCCGTACTCCCAGAGGTGCGCCTCGGGTGCCGTCGAGCGCACGGCGATCGCGAACTTGCCGTCCTCGTGCACGTCCTCGGCTTGCTTCACACCGGCGCGCATCTGGCCCTTGCCCGCCGGGTACCCCGCGACGGTTTCCGCCTCGGTGGCGTCGGCGGCCTTTTGCACGAACGGCCGCGAGGCATCGGTGAGCCCGGCCGGGATCGCGCCGAGCGCCTCGTAAAACTCGGGGAACCCGTCGAGCGTGACTTTCACGCTCACGGGAGCGGCGCTCCTCGTTGCGGGCGCGGATCGTGATCGGTGACGTACTCGGCGGCAACCGCTGTCATCGAGAACCGGCGCGCGTCGTCGGCTTGCACCGAGAGCACGTCGAACCGGCGGGTGCCGTGCTCGGGATCGTCGAGAAACATCCGGCACACCGAGGACAATTGCGGGTGATAGTCGCCGTGTAACCGATGCGTGGCGAGCGTTTCGACGGTGCCCGCGACGAGCCGCTCTTGGTTCGCGGCGGTGACGGGCTCGATCGCGCAATACCACGTTGGCGGATCGATCGGCGTCCACACGTCGACGAATCCGCCGTCACCGTCGGGGATCGGCGATCCGGCGGCCTCGATCCGCACCACGTGATTGCGTGCGCCTCGGGAGACTTTCATGCGAGCGCCGGATCTCGCTGCCGTATTAGCAGGCGTTTGATCGCGTTCCACGAGGCCGCGTCGCTATCGTTGGGTGCGCCGTCGTCGCCGCGATGCTCCCAATAGTTCGTGAGGAGCAAGAGCACGGCTTGTTGCACGATCGCGGGTACGTTGGTGGCGGCCACGTCCCACGCGGGATCGGTGCCGCTTTTGAGGTAGTCGCGGATCGCATCCGAGGCGGCTTGAATCTTGGACGTGAGATCCGTTTGCGCCTCCGTCGACAACGGCAAGGCGATCCGGAGGTGATAGGCGGCGGTGGCGGCGTCGACGAGCGGTGCACCCGTCGGCGGTGTGATCACCGGGCGCAACGGCGGATCGCGCGGCACGTCCTCGGGATCGTTCGGGTATTCGCGGCCACTCATAGCGGCGGCTCCGTCGGTTGTTTCCCGCTCGCGTCGGGCGGCGGCGCGGGCGCGGCGGGTTTCGCGAACGGATCGGCAGCGTCGCGTTTCGCGAGCGCCTTAAGGCTAAACATCTGCTGCTGCATGTACGGCGTATCGCCGCCCTCGACGGGCCCGAGGCCGAAGTACTTCGCGCGCGCCTCGTCGGGCGACATCCCGCCGGAGCCGATCGAGTCGGCCGCCGCTTTCGTGCGCGTCGGCGTATCCATCCAAATCAGATCGTCGATATCAAACTCGGTGCCGAGGCCCGGGCCCGTCGCGAGCCCGTCGTCGAGGCACGATTCGCACGCGAGGAGCAAGGCTTGAATACAGTTCGCGTAGTACTGCTGGACGAGGGTTTCGGCCGTCGCGTGGTGCGGTGTCTCGCCGATCCCCACCATGTACGCGGGCACGTGGAACACGCTACAGATGTCGAGCTCCGAGAGCTTTTGTTGCTCGATCAGTTGCGCGTCGCCCGCACTGATCGTCATCTTGGTGTATTTCAGATCGTCGCCGAGCACCGCCACTTTGCCCGCGTTCGCGCCGGTGAAATTCGTCGCGAAGTAGTCTTTGAGGCGTTGCGCCGTCGCGTCGCTGATCTCACCCGGCGCGGTGAGCACGGCTCCCGGTTGCGAGCCGTTCGCGAAAAAATTCGACGAATTGTTTTGAATGTTGATCCCTTGCATCGCGGCGACGCTGCACGCGTAGATCGGCGAGATCCCGATCAGCGGGTGGAACAACGGACAGTAGCGATCGTGAATAATTTCGGACGCGGGCACCATCTCGGGCGCGTTCGGGTTGAGCGGATCGGCGGTGCCGGTGAGGCGATCGAACCCGAGGTGGTAGTACACCGATCCATCGTTCGCGAC